AGAAGAACAAAAACAAAGCCTAATGCTTAGTGAAGTAACCCGTAAATGAAAGATATTGCAAAAATTCGTAAAACCATACATTTGCTCAAGCCGAGTGCGTTGAATGATCTTGAGAATGACTTATCCAATTTGACAGAAATTTTGGATGAGTATGACAAAATCTCGTCCGTTTCTAAGGACTTGGTTGCACTCCCCAACAAGCATTTGTCCGAGGCGTTGGCAACGCAGCCGTCTGAATACCTATTTTTTAAGCGCTGTTGCGTAAACTTGAAGGGAATATTAGATGCGCTTGAGGCAAACGTAAGGTACATGCGGGGTGTGAAATATGAGAGTATTCGCAGAGGTGAATCTCGCGAGTTGAACGATAGGGCAATTAACTCAATTATTGATGGTGATGCGGATATTCGTCAAGCGCAATTTAATGCTCTGCTGGTCAAAGATATGTACGACCGCTTTCATGCTATTGTTGAATCATATCAGCAGCGTGGATATGCGTTGAATAACATCACGAAGTCATTAGAAATATCAGCAATAGATTACCTAATACAATGAAGCAAGCATCTGTATACATTGTCGATGAAGTATATGCAACCGTTCAGGGCCTATCTGTGGGTGATATGGATGAACTTTATAACCGTCATGCTATCCATGCAAAGGGATATCGGCACAACCCCAAATTCAAGCTCGGGATATGGGACGGTCGCATTGCGTTTTTCAAGAAGCCTTTAGGTAAGACTTATGTAAAGCTGCTTCCTGAAATCATTGACTATCTTAGGATGCGTGATTATGATATCACTCTTACGGATAATCGCAAGAGCGTAGACCTTGTATGTAAGCCCGTCACTAAAGATTATTTAAAGGATATGGGGTATGATATTGAACTTGGTGAGCATCAAGTTCGAGGCATAAATGCTCTTATAGGTGAAGCGGGAGGCATCTTTGAAGGAGGCACTGGTGCAGGAAAAACGATAATGACTGCGGCTCTGGCTCATACATACGAACAGGAGCACGGGTTTAGAACAATAACTATTGTTCCAACGTCTGATCTTATTGACCAAACGTACAATGAAATGGTAGAATACGGAGTTGATGTAGGGCGCTATGGTGGTAACACAAAAGATATAGAGCACCATCACCTAGTTAGTACATGGCAGTCCTTGAATAACAACAAAGGTATCATTGGTCAATTCGAAGTTGTCATTGTGGATGAGTGCCACGGAGTGCGTGGGCAAATTCTACAAGAACTCATGAATGACCACGCAAAGAAAGCTGTTGTTCGTATGGGATTGACAGGTACTATACCTGAAGACGAAATTGACCAGATGCATGTACGAGTCACTTTGGGTGACGTTGTTGAAAAGGTAGAAGCATCCGAATTGATTGCCAGTGGTTGGCTTGCACGGCTGAAATTATACTCGTATGAATTGGTCGAAGACTTACGGGCAGAGTATCATGAATTTTGTAATGACAACCCAGAGCAGGCGGCAGACCTAACATACAACAAGTTTCGAGAAAAGTATCTTCCTGATTACCAGTCTGAAAAGAAGTTCATTCAAAAGCGCGAAGAGCGTCTAGACTTTTTGGCTAAGTTAATAAGTAAGCCAACGAAGAATACATTAGTTCTTGTCCCCAATGTAGAATTTGGTAAGAAGATTACAAAGAGGATACCCGGTGCGATTTTCTTCTACGGACAAGATTCAAAAGCAGTAAGAGCACAGATATATGATTCGTATAAAGACAACGATGATATCGTTGCCATTACAACTTTTTCGTTAGCATCAACTGGATTGAATATCAAGAGAGTGTTTAATCTATTCTTGATTGATGCGGGTAAAAGCTATGTTCAGGTTATTCAAAGTATTGGTCGAGGGTTACGCCGTGCTCACGACAAGTATACAGTAAGGGTCTATGACGTTTACAGTGATTTAAAATTCTCTAAGAGACACGGTGCTAACAGAAAAAAACATTATAAAAATAAGAACTACCCATTTAAGACAGACAAGATCGACTATCTGGGATGGTTCCAAGGAGAAAATGATTAATGGTAATTTCAGATGAAAACTCGTATCCAATATTGATTGAGAGTATTGACACACCTACTCTAACAGATTATTTTTGGGTACTGCAACTATCCATGGATGGCATGATGGATTTTACTCTACAGCCACTGAATATGTTTGAAGAACAGACCACTCGCACTCTTGAGTTTTTGATCGATGGTTATTTGATCGAAGCCCCAACAAACTGGAATATTCTGGTCTTCTCAGAAGAGACTGCACAGCTTGACGTTGCTGAAATTTCTGATTTGACACGGGCAAAGTTTACGGGTGTCGTTTATCACCACAAGACTGGTAAAATAACTGCGGGTCCTATTACTGTGGTAGATTATCATGCAGAAGCTCACATTAGAAATCCGACGCTAAATAAACATACCATGTTGTGTCACCATGTGGGTCCTGATGCTTGGGTGTGTTTGGCACCAACAGACAACTATAACAAGTACCTGAAAGGCGCACTTGTTGGTGATTTAATGGTATAGTGAGGGAATTATGGCTAGTAGAAAAAAAAGAGTAAAGAAAGTAACTATCGCAGAACTTCAGTCGTATGTCCAAGGTGCAATTGACCTGAACGATGAAGACTGGCATCCCGATAAAACTCAATGGGAAAAGATAGTTGACATGTTGATGAATGTAAAGGTTGATCCCCCAAAAGTTGAGCGGATTGTTGAGCAGACTCCAGTACAACAACCCTATTATGCGCAGCAGGGGCCAAATGCAAATGCGGATAGTGCATTGACTGGAGAATCGTTAGATGGTAATACTAAGCGTCCTCGGCAGCTTGATTTACGTGAAGGTAAAGGTTATGAAATTAAACATGATGGCACTTTCGAAAAGCAAGGGGATGTGTTAAAATCGGGTATTAAGGTTAAGACACCAACAATTGATACGTCGGTTGATGACTACGATTCACCATTTGGGTAATATGGCACTCGATAACTTTCATACAATATTGGATGGTAGAATCCTTTGCGGGGACGGTGACTCTATTGCTGAGTTGCCGTTTCTGTATCAACATCTGCTCGATGGTGGTGATGCGTCGGATTTATTCGTTTCCAAAGAAGATTACGAATCTGATGAAATACAGACGTATAACAAAAAATTCAAGAATGATGTTGTTAAATATAAAACATCATTCAATTCCATATCAACCGAATGGAATATTCCTAAACGATACAAAGACTTAGATGTAGCAGACTACATCTGGAAAAGGTTACAGAAAGAAGCTAAGCGCGCGAAGCTTTCTCCAGACGAATATCAAGAACGTCTATCCCGCACTAAAATGGAGCTTCGCATTTGGAAGAAACGAGACTTACTTGGGTTGTTGCGTACACTGATCTACGTTGTGAATATATTTGAGGAAAATAAGGTTGTGTGGGGTACCGGGAGAGGTAGTTCTTGTGCATCATATATACTATACTTAATTGGCATTCATCAAGTAGACAGTGTAAAATATGATTTAGACCTTGGTGAATTTTTCCGTTAAAGGTCTAGTATAAATATAAGCACAACAACAAGAGGTATTATAATGTCGAATAACCGTAAATCTCAAAGCATTCGTGGACAATCTGTAGACTTTGACCTTCTACGAGTCAAAGCTGCTATTGAAACCAACGATAAGCCGGACAGCGTAGAAATGCGTGAGAAGTATATTGATATTCGTCGCCGTCGTAATCCTCGCCGCAATGTTTCTGATTTAGAAAACGAACAGCGCGGTAACGAATCTGATGCCCGTGAAAAGATACAGAAAAGCCGCGAAGCACGGTTGCAGCGTGAAGCAGAGGAAACGACAGTCGATGATATTCTGGGAGATTCGTCTCCAACTCCAATTCAGGAAGCTTCTTCCGAACCAAAACGAACTAGCCGTAAGAAAATTGTACGACGCAGCAAAACAGAAGACTAAGGAGATTTTATGAAGCAGCGTTCAGAAGTTGATCCGATCAATGATCAGATTGTATTTGAATTTTTAGAAGACACCACGCAGGGTAAGTTCAACGAAAAAACTAGTGGTGGTGTTTTGATTGTAGAACAGGCAGATAAACAAGTTCAAGGCAGCCGTTGGGTGCGAGTACTTGCCAAAGGCCCCAATGTATCAGAAGGAATCGCTCCCGGTAATATTGTTTTGATTCAGAATTTGAAATGGACTAGTAAGTTTAGACTCACTGATAAAGATTATTGGGTTACAAACGAAGAGTCAATTCTCGCAACATGGGATGATATGGTTAATCTTCCGGGTGAAGTTGCGTAACATACCGTTATGAAGCCGTATATTTTTCCATCACTAGCTATGCTCGTGGCGCTGGCAATTGCTGCTGGCGCTGCGCTGTTTACAGTTCTTGGATTTCGGGAACTGTTTGAACCTAGCCTCAAGATTATGTACATGGCTGCGGTTATTGAGGTTGGAAAAGTTATGGCAGTATCGGCATTATATCAATTTCGTGATATCATAGGATGGGCGTGGAAAAGCGTACTATTCATACTTATCATTATCGCTATGGCTGTAACTTCAATGGGTGTGTATGGCTATCTGGCAAGCTCGTATCAAAAAGATACTCTAGCAATTACCCAGAACGATGCTCGTATAGAGCTAATGGACAGCCGTAGAGAGCGATTAGAGCAACGTTTAGAGAATATTGATGCACAGATTGCCGAAGTACCAGAAACTTACGTATCGAAGCGTATGGAGCTTATAGCCACGTTTGCACCCGAGAAAGAGTCCGTTGTACAGGAACTCGATCAATTAGCACGAGAAGAATCCGAAATAAAGCTTGAACGCATTGAGCAACAAACTGAGTTTGGTGCTATCCTTTTATTGGCAGAGTCGGTAGACTGGCTTGACCCAACTAATGCGATGCTGTATTTCATACTTGCAGTTATATTCATATTTGACCCCATGGCTGTTGTATTAACCTATGTGGCGAATGTGGGCTTTGCCAATATCTCTAATAAAAAGCAACAGGAAATGGATATTGATACTATCAATTCAGTCATGAGTCAGATAAAGAGTGATCAAGTTGACATTACGGATGCACTAACTAAAGCACTTGAAAAGGTTGATAGTATTCAATCACCCTCACCCAATTCCCGTTCAGGGATTATTGATTCTATGAGAAAACAAGAAGATTAATACCTAATGGAGACGTGTTGATGGACTATGTGGTGGTTGGTACGGGCCGAGGTGGCACGGGTTACATGTCTCATTTGCTCCGACATAACGGAATCGCGTGTGGTCATGAGCAGGTATGTAACTGGAGAAACGATGACTATGGTTTGGTGATTAGAGATACTACATGGCAAGCTGAAAGCTCATGGTTCGTTGCCCCACAACTTGCACGAATCGAAGAGTGCAATCCAAACTTGATAGCTCTCCATGTTTGGCGCGATCCGGTTCTTGTAGTGAAATCCTTTCTTGACCTTGGTCAAGTAATTGAAGAATGTAAAAGTTTGCAGTACATAGCAAAATATTTGCAGCATCAACCCGGCCAAAACTATGTAGATTTTTTTACTCGCTATTGGATCACATGGCATAATATGATCATAGAATCAACCATTAATAAATTGGTAGTTCCACTTCACGACATTAATATAGACAGGATATCCACGTTTCTAGGCAGGGAAATGAAACCTTTCTCAGAAGTCGTTAATACGAAAAGCAATGCAAAGAAGCACAACTATTCTTACACAGAAATCGAGGATAGAATTATTTCAACTGGTCTTAGAGCCGAAGTCGATCAAATGCTATGTAGACTAGAAGAATACTCTTGATTTCTTCCTTACAATAACGTATAATCCTTCGCCTAAACAACAAGGATAACAAATATGCCAAAGAAGCTTTGGGTTGAAAAATATCGCCCAAGTACTCTCGACGGATTCTTGTTCCAGAGCGAAGCTCACCAGAAAGCATTTGAACAATACATTGAGGATAAATCTATTCCTCATCTATTGCTGAAAGGTCATCGTGGAACAGGTAAAACTACCTTAGCCTTTATCTTGAAGACAGAACTAGATATTCCAGATGCAGACTTTAAAGTCATCAATGCGTCTGATGATAATAGTGTAGATACGGTGCGCAATAGTGTCAAGGGGTTTGCCCAGACAATGCCTATGGGAGACTTCAAGATTGTCTTTCTGGATGAAGCAGATTATCTAACACAGAATGCACAAGCTGCACTTCGCAGAATGATGGAAGAGTTTTCTGATTCAGTGCGTTTCATTCTGACATGTAATAAGCCACACAAGATCATACCTGAGTTGAAGTCTCGCTGCAAAGAATTCACCTTCAATGAATTCGATAAGGAAGGTATGGCAGTCCATGCATATAGCATCCTGAAAAAGGAAGGTGTGAAGCTTCATGAAAAAGATGTTCAGATTTTAAAAGATTATGTTGAGGATGCATATCCTGATATGCGTAAGCTACTCATGAATATGGAAGGAAACGTTCGTGATGGTGTACTCTACGAAGCATTCGAATCAACCGATAAGGACAAGGCTCTAGTAGGAATGATCGAACAACTCAACAAAGGTAAGTGGTTGGATGTTCGTGAAGGTATTGTCCAGAGTGTCGAGAATGATGAATGGGAAGATATCTATCGGTTCTTCTATGACAACCTAGATCAGGTCGAAGGATTTGATGGGAACACTAAGAATTGGATGAAGGGTATTATTTTGATTGCGGAGCATCTTCGCTTCCATGGTCAGGTAGCCGATCCAGAAATAAATTTCAGTGCGTTTATGATTAAATTATCAGGAGTAGTAGAATGACTAAAGTAATAGATGATGAAACTGTACAACATCAGATTGAAGCTGCCTCAAAAGAAGCAGACAAGAATATGCGGTTAGCATGGCGTCGTAAAGAAAAAAAGATGGAAGACCTTCTGGGAGAGCTTGAGCCTCTGAACCAAGAAGCTCTTGATACCGTCTTGAAAAAGCAACCTATTCTAGACGAGATTACCGATCTTCGATCCAAAATGGTTCACGAATGCGTCCATCCTGCCAGAACTCTGGTTCATAAGGGCGACCATATTCAGTGCAAGTTCTGCAACAAGAAACTCAAGATTAATGAGTGAAAACAAAGTTGACATTTTTGAGGTGTTGACAAAAGTAGATCAGTTTGATCTGGCCTACTTTCGTGAACTCAATGATGCGCAGAAAAAATCACTCGCACCATATACGTTGATGCTCTGGATGAGTGGCTGTAAGTCTAAGCTTCAACTTCAAAAAGTTAATATGTTCATGAATCGCTATCTTTTCGACATATCGATGACTGATCATAGGGAACTGTTCTTTTACTTGGCATGTATATCCAGTGATGGTAAGAAGAAACGGTATAACTGGATTAAGAAGAACGGCAAAGGAAAAGTGTATTCAACAACCGTTGATCTACTTGTACGATACTACCAGTGCAGCAAAGAGATTGCATTGAGCTATGTTCCTCTGTTAGAATACGAGGACATTGAAGAGATTGCTTTTGAACTTGGAGAGCAAGATGACACTCTCAAAAAAATCAAGAAAGAATTTAAATGAATGGATACCTTGAATGTGAATACTTTTTAAAGAAGTTTGTCAGAGAGGCAAGCTTCAAGAAACATGAATGCCGCCAGATGTTGCGGACGAGGTTATTACGCTCACCAAATGGTATGACTGCATACGACTATTATTGTCGTTGGCAGAAGCAAAAAAAGCATCGGGTTTACTCCAAGGAACAATTTATCGACTCGAAGTTTTTCACTTCATTCTTTAACTTCGTCAAGTTTTCAAGGAAGATGGCAATACCGGGTATAGACAAATTTATTGAGCACATGGTTAGTCTGGATATTCATCCGAAGGATTGGTGTCAGCGTATTGTGTACGACCATTATATGGATCACTTTGATGAGCTACACGACCCTGAAGCGCAAACGCAGATTAGTGTAGAAACTATAACTGAACTATCCAGAATCTTTGATTGTGAACCGGCAGAAGTATTTCTTCATATCGAACCTTCTGCATTGATTCGCGTAGTTCAGGCTAAGAAACTGTCTCCATGGTTCTTGTTGTTTTCGAGCAAATTCATGTGGTTCATGCAAAATGAAATGACACGCGAACAGCAGATACTTTTGAAAAAATATGTCAACCCTGATAAGTGGCGTGTAAAGTTCGAGCAAGAACCCGAGCGTGTAATCCGAATCAAGAAGAATGTGCGAGCACTAGGGCTTTAAAGTGCATCCAGATTATCTTGATAACTTTCTAGTATACTAGCTATTGTGGAAGCATTAGCAGCTACTTTGATATTTTCCTTAACTGTGTAGCGGAGTGCTTCGATCTGGGCTCCAATTTGAGCCCACCCATTTCGCTTTTGAATAACAATGTTGGCGAAGTCTGTCGGATCAATACCACGCGCTGTGGACTCCATGCTAATAAATGGATAATTGTTCACATCACCACCGACACTTAAAAACGTTTGAGCTTCTGTAAATTTCTGCTCATATGCCATAGCTTGCCCGGAGCCCATAGTAACATACTCTGCGCGTTTGCGTTCAGCCATATCATCCGCTATATCTAGGGACTGGATTCTTTTTCTTCCAAGTTCGATAGGTACTTGTGCAGTTGCGTGATTATCCCACGCCTGCTGCATTTCACTTTCAGTTGGCATCACATCGCTGGATAGCCACTCAAATGAGCCATCGATAAACACTTCAAAATCAACTGTATTTTCAAAGCCTAGAAGCTCTAGTGCAAAAAGTTTATTCATCTTATCCTCTTAGAATCTGATTGTTTTTACAAAACCCTGCCAATTTGCAGGAGTGATTTGTTGAAGGTTGTTATAGCCAACGCCACTATATGGCGCAATTGCAATTTGCGATTTGTGATACTGTAGCGATACACGAATTTGGTTTGTGCTTAAACGGTATGCTAGCAAGTTGCCTGTCTTTCCCGGCCCACTACCTTCGTCAAAGTCAACGCCCTGTGGGTTTAGGACGACAATATCTCCGGCAAGAAAGCCGAGTTCTGGAACCTGACATACAAGCACCACTTGCATTATATCGGGTGCGCTTGCCAATGGGTTCGAACGAGTTAAAGTTGTACCTGCGTTTGGTGTGAACCCCGAAGAGGTTCCAGTTTCGCTAACACCACTACCTGCGCCAATAGCTGCCTCTAACCCCTGTAGTGCGGTTTGCACGTTGTTTCCGCCGCTTACTACTGGCGACACATTAATATTTGCAGCCGCGTGCGCAGGGCTAGCACTGATGTGATTAGAAAGATTGGTGGCATTTGTATTGGTTCGAGTGTTTAGGTCAGTCAGTGATGCTTGCACATTTGATTGACCATTGACTGTTGGCGATACCGAAACTGCCGAAGCTGTAACTCCCGCTCCCGATACAGCGTCTAGTTCATCCTTAAGTTCTTGAATTGCAGCTTGCACATTTGTTGAACCGATGCTAATATATGGTGCAAAATCAACATCACTTGCAGTAATTGCACCAATGGCTGTCTCTAACCCTTGTAGTGCGGTTTGCACGTTACTTCCGCCGCTTACTACTGGGGACACATTAATATTTGCAGCCGCGTGCGCAGGGTTTGCATTGATGTGGTCAGACAGATTGGTGGCATTTGTATTGGTTCGAGTGTTTAGGTCAGTCAGTGATGCTTGCACATTTGATTGACCATTGACTGTTGGGGAAACGGTTATAGCATCAGCATTCAATGCAATAGTACTGGCAAGTGTTACCCACGAGCCCGTGTAAATATACAATGCACCATCGGTTTGATTGTACCATGTTTGTCCAACAAGTGGACTAGAAATAACATCAGAATCGGGCTCACCCGGTGTAGTGCCTTCTGGGCTAGAAAAGTTAGCTAGAAGACTTAGGAAATTTTGGTTTCGGTATTGACCATACTCAATACGGTTCTTCCCCGTGAAAACAAGGCCACCGATTTGAACTTCAGCTTTATTGGCAATCGGTATGCCAGAAGTTTCAGAAGCTATATTTTCTGGTAAATATAGTGTATAGGGAACTGTTTTGGTAGGTGTTGCCACAGTTTTACTCTCCGCTTTTCAATATTTATCATAGAGGCATAATAAACATGAAAGATACGAAACTTACTTGGGATAGCATTACAAAAGCTAGAAATATGTTTCTCTCTCGGTCGAACTGGACGCAGTTGCGTGATTCCGGCCTTTCGTCCGAATGCGTTGAGGCGTGGAAGGAATGGCGTAAGCAGGTACGTGATGTAACAAAAACCAATCATACTGAAGTCGAAGCCAAGGAGATTCTACGGAAATTGAATGACGAAAAGCCACGGGAAGTTAGAACGGACCACGATTTTATTGGGATCAAGTACGATGAGTATTCAGTGGATCGCGAATTAGTCAAGGCTCTCGTTGAAGATGTTTTGAATGAACACGGATATGAGATTATGGAGAAGGAGGATGGAGTTGTTGAGCAGGAGAACTCTGTGACATTATCTGAAGACGACCGGATTCAAGCCGTGCGGGATGCGTTGTATGGTGTTTATATAGCAAAGATTGAAGAAATATCACCCCATCCATCACTTAGTGTGGCATATATGGAGCGCCTGAATCAGGCTATTGATTATCTATCTGGACAAGGCACGATTTTTCCGCTTATCGAAGAAGATGGTATTGATACGCAGCAGGAAGCCAGCAAAATTGTACAAAACCATGGAGAGTTGATTCGTTGCTATGCAAAAGTTACTAAGGCGTATGAGAGCTATCAAAGACTTGCTGAGAGTGGTACAATAGCGTCCAGAGAGGCACTGCCACGTAAACTACAAGAAGAACTAGATGGATATTGATATTGACCTTGCCCCCGGTGTGGACGTTGAGTCTTTATTTCGTAGGGCTGTTAGAGCATCGAGAGTGGAAGAAAATGTAATACAAGAGCATCCTGTGGGTATATACTTTCAGGATATTCCAGTAGATTCTGTTACAGGATACGCTGCTATTCCATATAACCATGCAGAAGATTTCGGTTACTATAAAATAGATATGCTTACTGTAAACGTATTAAAACAATTCGATTCTAAGGATGAAATGTTACAACTTCAGGAGCAAGAACCGGATTGGTCCCTTCTGGAAGACGAAAAAGTTGTCAAGAAGCTTTTTCATCTTGGTAAGCACTTCGACGTTGTAAAACAAGTTAAACCTCGCTCCGTTCAAGTTCTGGCAGATGTGCTTGCACTAATTCGTCCCCACAAACGTCCACTTTTGAATAAATACTTACAAGACCCTGATAAGTTCAGGACAGAGTTGTTTACAAAAAGAACCCATGTGGATATCCGTAAAGCACACGCCATTCCATATGCTCTTATAATTGTACTGCAACTACACTTAGTTAAACAAGGTAGACTATGAGACCATTAAGCGCTATTTTACATGAAAAACGATTGAATCTGGATAATACCCAGAAGGCTATTATTGCTTCAATCGAAATTGCAGCCACACCTGAAATGGCGTATGATCTTACAAGTGGTTCGCGTAATGCAACCGCTGCTTCTAAAGAACTAATACGTGCCGGGTATATTCGCGTAAACAATACTTTGAAGCAAGCTGAATTGACACCGTTGGGTAAAGAGGTATTAACCTCAGATAACCTCATACAGGATGGTCGTCTTACTGATCGTGGCGAAGAGCTAACTGATCGTTATATTAGAGACCGAAATGAATGGAAAAAGTTCGAATCCTTTAAATATGTCAACTCTGTTTAAGACGCTTTCGTACTATCTCGACTCCCGGCGAAATTTCCTTTCTCTTTCTCTTTCTAACTTTGATGGGACCACTCATATCAAAATATGGTAGGGGACCAATAACTCGTGTTACATAATCTAGTGGGTATGCACGTAAGATACTTGATGCCTGTTCAATCATATTTCTTCGTGAAAATTCTACGGAGATTGGGTATCGATCACCATTACTGTGATACCATTCATTTGCAACGTCGATAAGGGTTTCTTCATCAAATCCTTCCGGGCCGCATAGATCAATTACATATGTATGAATGTATTTCTTTGACACATTATCTACGATATTCAACGAACTCTCATCATTAAACCGAATAAGTGTAAGAAATTCATACCCATGATAATCTGCTGGGTGTGGTTCAACAACTAATGGAAACTTCTTGCTCATACCATTACTCCTATAACATAGTTATTTATGGTGGTGAAACAGCGTTATAATTTTTAGCTTATTAGATAACCGGTGTTGTTGATGGAGTTATCGATGGCGTTGCAGGAACTGTGGTGATAACCTCTGTCGCCAGTAGTATGTTAGCTACACCCTGTACTGGTGTATTGAATTTAATCTCTACCTGTGTTTGTGCGATAAATGTTATTTCGGGCTTGACCTCTGTATATGTACCATCCAGATTATCCTCAAAAACAAATGTAAGTGCTGTTCTGGATTCAAATGGTAGGCTGATAAGCCAAGTCCCAGACGGTGTTGACTGCACATATTGAAATATGACAGTCTGACCATCATATGCAATATCGTTCCCTACAAGAAACTCACCGGTTTTCTTGTCGAATAGAACTCTGGATAAATTGGATAGTTTTTCAGCCATGATAATATTTAGCCTTGATGACCAATATTTAGCCTTGATGACCAAAGACGAAGAACGCGAGACAATCGCAATGATTGTCAGAGGCGCTGTAGAGCTACAGTGCGGCGCAACCGTACAGGGTGTAGAGGTAGACCCGGACGCACTGGCGCGTGCATCTCTGTTAGCAGCAGAGGCTGTGCAGGTATTGATGAACCAAAGAAAACAAACCCCGGAAAGCTGATGCCGTCCGGGGCTCTGGGGGTGTAGGTGTTACCGTTGCATCAATGGCAACACCTTATCTGCCTCTAGGTAGTCCCACCATACCTGCATCACTTCTCGTCTGCGTTCGAACATTGGACCATGGTTGTAGGCCCGTTGTATTTCGGACTGTCTCATACCCACAGAATGAGATAGCGTCGCCTCTAGTATGTCTACCGGGTAGTTGGTGTTTTCACCAAGGTATGTGCGCATAGTGGAACGTAGGCCATGCACGACAGTCCTTGAATGCCAGTCCATACGCTTTAGGGCTGTGAGGAACGCTGCATCACTAAGCATCAGTCCCTTTGGGTTCTTAAATACTGGCTCATGGTTGCGCTTTATCGGTGATAGAAAGTCAATCAGGGTCTGTGAAAGAGGTACACGGAATGGCTTGCCCCCCTTCATCTGTTCATCTGTTCATCCGGGATATTCCATGCAAGGTTGGCGGCGTCCAATTCATTCCACCGCATCTTGTACGTCGATGCAGATCTAGCACCTGTACTAGCTACATCTTCACTGTCGGAAGCTGCTAAAGCGGATGCCGCCGCTGCGTCTACGGCATCACTCAAGCCCACGGCTGATGCACTTGCGGCGTCGGCACTATCAGAAGCTGCGGTTGCCGATTCAGCGGCTGCGTCTGCACTGTCGGAAGCTGCTAAAGCGGCTGCTACTGCATCAGCTACTGATGTGCCAATACTTTCTGCGGCTGTACTTGCTGTATCGGCACTGTCAGATGCGGAACTTGCAGAGTCTGCGGCTTCATCGGCTTTAGTGGTTGCCAATGCGGCAGATATGGCCGCACCACTTGCAAAGGTCTGGTCATTTGGACTTGTGCCGATGATCTGATCTAGGTTTGTATCCCCATCAGGCATTTCTGCTGTATCTGTCCAAAGCACTTCACGTTGACTGTCAACAAAGCGAACAGCACGAAATGTGTACTTGCTGCTTTGTGTGCCTAGTTCATTGGGGAATAGCTCAAGGGTTGCTACACCTTCACTGTCAGTCCACGCCTTAACGATGCTGGGAACAACCAAGCCTTCTGTTGTAAATTCCGCATTGGTTAGTTCTGCTTCAACTAACAGCCGGTTTAGCTTTGCAGCATCAGGAGACTGTGCGTTTACTGTGAGTGTTCTTGTGGTTAGCGCCATCGGTTATTACGTCCTCTTTCTTGTATTTATCGAAGGACGCAACTAAACGAACAAAACAAACTTCGGTTAATCAGTTTGCCTTACCAAGAACAACTAAAAGGTTCCGCTCTGTTGTCGGCTGTAGTTCAATGGTCTTGGTGATACGGTAGAACTTGCCACGCTCTATAGCCTTACCTTCTGTGGTCTGCATATCGGTGAACAGGGATACAAACCAAACATCATGTGCTGCTGCCTGTACTGTCACTGACTCCACTTCCGTCGAAACAGCAGCTGAAGACCAGATGGTATGCAACTCCTGTGGATCTGCATTGACGATGAGGCACGCGATATCGGCAGGCTTTTTGGTTGTCTGCACAAAGGGGTACTTGAGTACGTGGTTGTTCAATACGCCATCTACAGCAGGCGACAGAACTTGATTAGGGTTCCAATCCCACTTGACTTCATTGGCGTCATAGTCGAATTCCACGGACGTTAGGTCGTTGTATATGTGGTCTAGTGTGCAGAAAGCTTCGGCAGGGAACAATTGCGATAAGTCCTGTTCGCACTCTTCCATTAATGGTTGGTCGGACTCTGGGTAAGTGAACTTTCTAGACCATGTGCCTTCAGTACCAAACCAAGCTTTTACGGTTCCGGGTTTCCATATCCCATTGACGAAGCCTGAGCCACTAGCACCAGCAAACTGCATGTATGAATCTGCCGGAATACCTTTTCTAACTGCCAATCGAAATAGACCAGTCTTAGTAATTGTCCAGCCTTCTTCACCTAACTTCATATACCCAACTCCCGCTTAACTTGGTCTACTTGCTTACCAAGGTATTTAGTCCAATCTACAAGTAGTAACCAATTAACGCGCTTTCCCCATTTGTAACCACGGTAGATGGCAGGTATAGAACGCGGATTAGACAGTGCGTAGCCAAACGCAATGACCAGAGGTGCCGGTACTGGCAGGTGATGGAAGCTAAACGCCTGCAAGCAGGCTTCATCGTGCGCAGAAGTCCCGTAGCCGGTAAGGACGTGCAACGGGTCATGAATGGTTACAAAGGCTGTAGAAAGCGGCGTACTGCTCTTCTGAAGCTCGTAGAGGTTGGGTAGCTGCAACTGTCCTAGTGCATGGCCTAGTGAGCCTTCAGGGAAAGACTGTAGGTATTCACGGTCCTGCATCAAACCCGCTACCGTGTTGAAGTCACCACGTAGCAACTTCTTTCCTTCCGGGTAGCGGGAAAGCTTGCGAACTAGACCGCGTTGAATAAATCTGGGGGTAAGGTCATAAAGCCGGAAAACTTGGTCTGTTCTACCGTAGTCATGAAGCAACAACCAGATTGTCTGGACCCAATCAGATAACTTCTTCATCGGACCCGGTTTGTGTATCGAATAACCCGTGTTTCATTCCACTAGTTCGATACTCTGTGTGTTCGTGGTTTAACACCCGATCAACAGCTATCGAAGTAACGTCCTCTTCCGGGTTGTCACCATCGTATTCAACCATGATGGTCTGACCCAACACGGTTGCTTCATAAATCTTGCCTGATATGTGCCTGTACTTCATTTTGATACCTCTGGTGTATTTATTTATGAACCCTTGATAGTAATTGAAGAAGAACCACTTGTAGGCAACGCACCACTGAAGGTGAACACATAGGTACTGGTAGAACTTCCGTCCGTTGTATAGGCAGAGCGCGTAACGTCCGATTGACCGTTGTATGTAACAAGGTCCATGAAGCCAGAACCAAGGTTAGGCGCATTTAGCGTTATGCTCATTATCGTATTGGTAACTGCGCTCCACACAACACCAGTGATGGTATAGCCCCTGAAGCTTGTATTGCTCAGTGAACCAATACCGCCATTTGTTGAATAGCCATACGTGGTACTCGTCTTGGGTAAAGTCTCACCCACACCCAATGTTCCCGTTGTCACAGCAAATGGCGGTGCAGACGGGGTAGGCGTTGGAGGTGGCGTAACAGGCGGCGTATTCGAAGGCGTAACCGTCGGTGTTCTCGATGGTGTAACCGGTGGTGTAGGAGCAGGCGTCGAAGTTGGCCCCGGTGTGTTGGGTGGCGTAACCGGTGGTGTCACAGTAGGTGTCACAGTAGGTGTAATTGTCGTCGTTGGTGTAACTGTTGTCGCTGGCGTCGCTGTGACTGTCGGTGTCACGGTCACTGTCGGTG